CTACCCAGTGATTTCGCTGATATTCAGGTCCGGAATTGCCTCGGACCATATGATTTCCTCGTGATCCCGTTGGTAGTTCTTGGTCATGCCCTCGCTCGCATGGCCCGCAATCTTCTGCCCATCCTTACCGGCTTTCTTGTACAGATGCAGTGACAGCGCTCGCACCTCGTGGAAGCCCGGCATCTCTTCTTCCTTCCATCCTGCGTAGCAGTTCGCCGCATCCCTGGCCTCCTTGAATGCTCGCGTCAAATACCGCTCCTCAACCTTCGTCCAGTGGTCCTTCGTCTGTGCCTGCTTCTGTTTCAGTCGATCCGGCTTGCGGTGCACCAGGTACGGCGACACAACATCGTCTCGGCATCGGCTAATGACAGCCTGCAGCTCGGGCGTAACCCTTAATCGAATCCAGGCCGCGTCTGTAGCCTTGGCCGTTTTCTTCTGCACGACGTAGAGGAAACCTTCCCTAACCCCATCAAAGCGCATGTCCAGGATGTCAGTGCGACGCTGGGCGCTGTGTACTGGCTGACAGATGGTGTTGCGCCTGGTGTGCCGCTGGCACAGGCGGTGTTCGATAGTGCCCACGTTACCGTCGATCCTGAGACTGGCGCGCCGGTGTCCTCTAACAACCCCGTCCTCGGGGTTCGGGTCATTGACTTGCCGAACGAACCTACGAACCGGGATCGCGTCCAGGCGCGGGGTGTTTTATACAAAATCCATGACGTGCAGGCCGACGGCGTGGCGGGTGTGACGCTGTTCCTTCGCAAGGTTTGAATATGGCTCACCCACGAGAACTGATCCGCAAGCAGGCCGTCGCGGTGCTGCTGGGTGCCACCAATGCGGGGGCAAGCGTTTATGCCAGCCGGGTGGCTCCGCTCATTTCCAACGGCTGGCAGAGCGAGTTGCCGGCGATCATCGTTTACACGGTGGACGAAACGGCAGAGATCTTTAACCAGGCGCCCAGGGAATACAGGCGCCGCGTAGAGCTGGTGGTGGAAATACACGCCGAAGGCAACGAAGCGTTGGACGACACGCTCGATACGCTGGCCCGCCAGGTAGAGCGCCTCTTGCTGATGGACGACACGCTCGGCGATACGGTGAATGACCTGCAGTACGTGCGCTCGCGCATGGTTCTGCTGGACCAGTCGGAGCACCTGACGGGCGCGTGCCGCCTCATCTTCGACGCTGAATATTTCGATCGTCACCCTGACGACCTGTTCAACCAAAGCCTGCCAGACCTGAAGTCGGTTAAGACCGAATACAGCCTGGGCAACGCGCAGCCGAATCCGGCTGATCGCGCAATATCCATCATCGAGGACCTGAACCCATGACCACGCGCGTGCTCGTGAAACCGGCCGAGGGCCGCCTGGTGCGTCACCCCGACACCTATGAGCAGATCAAGCCAGAAGGCTTGCCTGTGGAACTCAACAGTTACTGGATCCGCAAGGAAAAGGCCGGTGACGTCGTCATCAAAGAGGCTGTAGTACCGGCCGAAACCAAGGGTGAGAAACAATGACCATCGGAATGGATACGATTCCTGGTGCCGGCGCGCTTCGCAAGCCTGGTGTCTACAGCGAGATCGACAACAGCAAGGCAGTGCGCGGCCCTCAGCCGGTCAGCTACCGTCGCCTACTGATTGGTCAGAAGCTGGCCGCCGGCGCTGCAACTGCCAACACCCTGATCCGCATCACCAGCCCGGCCCAGGCAGACGTTCAGTTCGGGAAGGGCTCAATGCTGGCTGGTACCTGCTGGGAAAGGAATACGATGTCGCCCGTGAAGAGCTGATCAAGGTCTGCGAACAAGCGGGCCCTGGTGTGTTGGTTCACCCGTACCGGGGTGAGCTGACTGTCGTCTGCCGGGGGCTCAACGTCAGCGAATCCTCGGACGAGGGCGGTAAATGCACGATCTCGATGACTTTCCTCGAGGCGGGCGAGGCGTCTTACCCATCTGCCAAGGTCGATAGCGTCAATGCGATCAGCGCAAAGGCGGGCGAGGTCACCGAGGCCAGCAAGGAAAACTTCGTTGCCGACTTCCTTACCAAGGGTTACCCGTCTTTCGTGGCCGAGGCGGCCACTGCGCAGATAAAAGGGTTGAGCGATTTTTTGAGCTCGCCTGAGTTCATCGTTTCAAGCGACATACAGGCAGTATCCGACTACTACGACAAGGTCAAAGGCATCGGCTCACCGACACGAACGGACGGCAGCAGTTGCAGGTGGAGTTGCTCAAGGACGAGCTGCGTGACGATATCGAACACATGCAGAACTACGGCTTCACCAGCCACGCAACAGGCGGCGACGTGGCGGTTGCCTTCATTGGCGGTAATCGCGAGCAGGGGATTGTTCTCGCAGTTGATGACCGGCGCTATCGCATCACCCTGAAGGCTGGTGAGGTCGCGATGTACGACGACCTTGGCAACAAGGTTGAGCTGTTGCGCGAAATGGTCAAGGTCACGGCTGTTCAGCATGCAGAGGTGGAGGCCCCGACCATCAAGATGATCGGAGAGATTGAGATGGTCGGTAACGTAAAAATCCAGGGGAATATTGATTCCACCGGCACCGTCACAAACAACGGCAAGAACATCGGCAGCACCCACCAACATAACGGGGTGTTGGTCGGATCCGCTAACACGGGAGCGCCCATTTAATGGCTGACGCCGCAATGGTAATGACCGAGTTCGGCGGAGACCTGGTGCTGTTTGGTTTCGACCTTGAGCGCGATGACGGCCTTGAAACTGCCGTGATCATCAGCCTATTCACCGATCGCCGCGCGAGTGCTGAGCAGATCCCGCCCGAATATGAGCAGGACGATTTGCGCGGTTACTGGGGAGATATCACAAATGTCTCTGCGACCGACCAGACGGGCTCGCTTCTCTGGCTGCTGACCCGGGAGAAAGAATTGCCCCAAACGCTGAGCCGCGCCGAGCAGTATTGCCGTGACGCCTTGGCCTGGATGATTGATGACATGGTGGCCACGATGATCGAGGTCGCCGCTTCATATCACTCGCGCGGCGTGATGCTGCTCGTTATCGACATCTATCGCCCGACCGGCCCGGCCGTTCGCTATCGATACAACTACGAATGGTCGGCGCAGGCCGGCAAGAGGGCTGCCTGATGCCATTTGCTAGACCAACCTTGCCTGAGCTCATTGACCGGGTTACTACCGACATCAGCGGCCGCGTGACCGGCGTCCAAAGCGCAGTGCTGCGCCGCTCACTGTTGGGGATCCTCGCCCGGTCTGAGGCTGGCGCAGTGCACATGCTCTACGGCTTCCTTGAGTGGGCGGCCAAGCAGGCGATTATCGACACTGCCGAGAAGGAATACCTCGAGCGCTGGGCAGCAATCTGGAAAGTCTTTCGCAAGGCCGCTGATTATGCGACGGGTGCCGCGCTGCTTTCCGGCGCAATCGGGTCCACGCTGCCGGCCGGAACGATCCTTCAGCGGCAAGATGGCGTGCAGTACCGCGTCCTGGCTGATGCGGTCTTCACTGATATCACGCTCCAGCCGACTGTTGTCGCCGTAGAGGCTGGTGCCGCTGGGGATGCCCCGGCCGGAACACCACTGTTTCTGTTGTCTCCAGTAGCCGGCGTTCAATCGACCGGCTCGGCGGCCACGGATATTGATGGCGGTCTTGATGTCGAGACGGACGCCCAGTTGCTCAGTCGGTTACTGAAGCGTATCAGGCAGCCGCCACATGGAGGTGCAGCTTCAGATTACGAGCTTTGGGCTCTTGAGGTGCCAGGCGTCACCCGTGTATGGATTTACCCACTTCAGATGGGCGCTGGGACTGTAACGGTCTTGTTCGTCTGTGATGGTGAGGCCGACATCATCCCGGACGCGGCGAAGGTCGCAGAGGTTCAGGCCTACATTGATGCGCGGGCCCCGGTGACCGCCGAGGTGTTCGTCGCGGCTCCTGTGGCGGATCCGCTCAATATGGCGGTGAAGCTGTCGCCCAACACGGCGGCTGTCCAGGCGGCAGTCCGAGCAGAAGTCGCCGACCTGATTGTGCGCGACTCGAAACCCGGCAGCCCCATCTACATAAGTCGGCTCCGCGAAGCTGTTTCTATCGCCGCTGGTGAAGCGGACAACCAGATTACGGCCCCAACTGCGGACGTTGCGCACGCCACCGGACACATGGCAGTGCCCGGCACCATAACCTTCTCCAGCTTTTAAGGAGGCGTAATGCCGACAGCTGCCGACTACCTGGAGCAGCTGAAAACGCTGCTGCCTCCGGGACAAGCATTCCCTCGGGAATCTGGTACCACGCTTCACAGCCTGCTCGACGGCATGTCAATTGAGCTGGCTCGGGTAGATGGCCGGGGCGAAGCGCTTCCATTGGAGGCCAACCCATCCACCACCAGCGAGATGCTGAGCGACTGGGAGAGGGTCGCAGGCCTCCCCGACAAATGCTCAGGCGTTCTGGAAGAAACGCTGCAAGGCCGGAAGAACGCCTTGCTGGCGAAGCTATCCAGCACTGGCGGGCAGTCGGCGGCTTACTTCGTCGAATTGGCGGGCGTACTCGGTTACACGGTGACCATCGAAACGTACCGGCCGTTCCGGGCAGGCCTCTCGCGCGCAGGCGATGCGCTTACCAACGGCGACTGGGTTTTCACCTGGTTGATCCGTGCCCCTGAAACATCGGTCATTTCGTTCCGCGCAGGGGTTTCGGCCGCGGGCGAGAGGCTGCGCACCTGGGGTAACGACACCCTTGAATGCAAAATTAATCAATTGAAACCGGCGCATACGATTGCGCTATTCGCCTACGGAGAATGACGCATGCACAGAATTGACGGCCCTGGGGCTACGGTCGATAACAAGTTCACCGAAGGGGATCCGGTTGGCGGCATTCAGGCGACAGTTGTTACGGACGACTGGCTGAATGATGTCCAGGAGGAGGTAATGAGCGTCCTGTCCGCCGGCGGAGTTACACCTGTAAAAGGCACCCAGGATCAACTCCTGCAGTCACTCTACAAGCTACTCCAGGTTCAGAAGGCCACATCGTTCTCCGCTGGTGGCACCGCCACAGCGCTGACGCTAACACCATCGCCCGCAATCTCTGCCTACGCAACGAATCAGCGCTTCACTGTGAAGTTCCCTGTAAATTCAGGCCTGAACCCTACGCTGAACGTTTCCGCCAAAGGGGCCAAGAACCTGAAGCAGTACGACGCCAGCGGCGCCAAGGTCGCTGCGGCATTTGCAGCTGATCAGGTTGGAGATGTTTTTTATGATGGAACGGACTTTGTCCTGCTTGATCCATTGCGCGGCAACTCTCAGGCGACAGAGGCTGTACTCGGTAGCGTGAAAATCGCAACTCAGACCCAGGTGAATACAGGGACCGACGACACCGCGGCAATCACACCGCTCAAGCTCGCGCAGAAGGATGCGTATGAAACGGTGGTTTCCGACTGGACAACCATAAGTGTGGGCGGGACGATTACAGTTAACCACCCATGGGGTGTATTGCCGCAACTTGCAACGCTGGAAATGAAGTGTCTTGTTGCAAACAACGGTTTCACCGTAGGGCAGGAATTTCCTGTTTCTATGCATGGTAGCGCTGATGGCGGATCTGGCTCCAATAGCTCACCAACTGGCGTCTATTGGACGACTACGCAGGTCACTGCGCGGATGGGCGCGGCCACCCCTATGATTATCACCAGTCCAATCAGCGGGGTTTCTGTCGTGGCGGGCTCGGTAGGAAACTTCCAAATTCGCCTGAGGGTTAAAAAATGACCGAGATTAATGAAACTCCATTCTGCAAACTTTGCATGACGCCAGATGGCACATACCTCGGCATGTTTTGCGGTGGAGACCCTGATGTCGAATGGATTGTCGCGCCGTCCACACCGCCAGACTCCCGCCAGAAGTGGGATTTTGTGAGCGAGACATGGTTGCCTCTAGTGCTAACGGACGCTGAACTTTTGGAGTACAACTCCAAACTGCTTTCTAATCTTACCGATGCAGCTATCGCGCAGCGAACTTCGCTGACAAACCGCGTAGCAACCATCAAAAGTGCAATTCGCCTGGATATTGCCGAGGACGTAGAAGTTGCAGAGCTTCCTGAGCGCGAAGCCCAGCTGGTCTTGTGGGAGAAATACGTTATTTACCTCGGGCGAGTAACAGCACAGCCTGGATTTCCAGCATCTATTGAGTGGCCAGAACCGCCAGAGGGAGGCGCGTGATGACGCTATACTACTGAGAAATTGGCACGCCATATGCCGGGGAAAACCCAGACGAATGGCCTATGGATCCGATACCAGACGGATACGTCTTAATGGATGGCCCCAAGCCAGATAATCGCCCGGACAGATTTGGCGATTGGATTGTGCGATCGACCGGCGTTTGGGAATGGGTAAAATACCCAGATCCTCCGTTCAACATCGTCTATCACGAAGGCAAGTTGAAGAATGCGGACACGATGGAAGAGATCGCCATCGAATTGTTGCCTGGGAATATTGCTGCACGCCTTGCTGCCCTCGAGGCGGCAGTCTTCCCTACGCCCCCATAGGTGAATGCGCCCAACGCTTAGGTGTGGGGCGCTTCCTTATTTCAGTTCCAAATCTTTTTGAACATCGGCACAAGAGCCTTATTACCTGATTCGCTCAGGTGATTGTCGTCATAATAAAGCGGCTTGAGATCTTTTGAGCCGTAGCACGCCTCTCGGTCGCACAGCGCTGGCTCAGGGTCGAGAAGCTTAATGCCGCAAGCTTTCTCTGCGTCTTCCATCACCGATACCACGAACTGGTGGCGCTGGCGATAATCCTGAACACTTATTGAGATATCCTTTGCGTAGCCGTATCTCATCATGCTGCGCGCAATAGTTTTCGAAGCGTTGATGCCCATCTCTGGTACCGGCTTCATTACATACACAGGCCTGCTCCTGGCTAGTTCGCACATGGAGGAAACGAATCGCACTCTGAAATCGTCTTTGTATGCCTGGTTAAACTCGCCAGGCTTGTCGAAGTACATCGGAGGCCCTGGGTATGGGGATTCAAGTTCGTTATACCCAACCACGTACGCTGAGGTTCGGTTGATAACTACAAGCGGTACGCCCGCGTATGAAGAGCCCAAGTCTTCAATTTGTTTTTTTACGAACTCGCCGCACTTAAATGACGATGTCTTTCCCTGCATATTCATACTTGGAATGGTCAAGCATCCAATATATCCTAGGTATAGGGTTGATCTTTCTGGGCTCGCCGCCTCAACCACGGCGCTAACGATGGCGTCTGAGTGACTATCCCCGATGACTATGGCTCCTACGGGTTTAGTGGTATCGCCAAAAATACATTTTGGCGACACCGTTCCTGACATAACAGAGCATCTTTTTGATTCTGGGTTTTGGTTACTTCCCTCTCGATCTACCACCGCGACGTTGCTCGGCACTCTGAATTCTAAGCCGCGCTTAATGAATACGAGCGAAGACGATAATCCAACCACAAAAACAAGTGCCGCGTAGCAGGCAAGGTGAATTAGTTTTGAGTTTGGAGTTTTGAGTTTTTGCGATGGCTTTTCTACCAAGTACAGGGACGCGAATCCAAGAAATATAGAGGCGGCAACCCCTGCAGATATAACTGTGACATCACTATCAAGACCGTAGTAACTGATAAGCACAACGATCGGCCAATGCCAAAGGTATATGGAATACGAGGCCTCGCCGAACCAAGCCAAAATTTTATTATTGGTGATGATTGATGACTGATGCGCCGCGCAGATAATTAGTGCAGTTCCCAAAACCGGGACAAGGGCCAGCCAGCCTGGCCATACATCAGCCGCAGTGAAATACGAGATACTGGCAGCAATAGCGATCAGTCCAATGGCGCTGGCTAATTGCTTGTGAGAGTTCTTCATCTGTACAGGGAACAGGTAGACAAGGCCTCCCACGATCATTTCCCAGGCTCTGGCTGGAAGCGTATAGAAAGCTGTGTTCGGATAATGTGTGCTTGCGTAGAGGCAGAGCGCGAACGATCCAGCAGCAAGGGCGACAAGCAGGATGCGGGTTGCGTTGAAGCCTAACAGCTTTCGCGCCGCAATTATGATCAGTGGGTACACCATATAGAACTGCCATTCCACTGACAGCGACCAGGTGTGGAGCAGCCATTTTTCTCGTGAAGCAGCATCGAAGTACCCGTTCTCCCACCAGTACACCATGTTCGACAAGAACCCGATGCTGGATGCCGCATGCTTACCAAGCACTTTGTAATCGCTCGGTATCAAGAAGAACCAGCCACCAGCGAGAAGCGCGATACACAGCACTGCCAAGGCCGGGATAATACGCCTGGCGCGAGAAAGGTAGAAACCGATGATGCTGAATTTGCCGACAGCAGCCTGCCGGAAGATGATTCCGGTCATCAGGAATCCGGAAATCACAAAGAAGATATCTACCCCGGCGAACCCGCCAGAAAACCCCTTCACGCTGAAGTGGTAAAGAACTACGGCAATTACCGCGATGGCGCGCAGGCCGTTTATGTCAGACCTGAAGCCTGGGTTTTTGGTTTGCATGACTTCCTTTTCACCGGGCTACCGGGGGTTGGGCAAATTAATAACGTGGCGGATTCTACAAGCGAACTACATATGTGTCAGTTAAGAAACAATAGTTGTTGCAAATGCCCGCTTCGGTCGGGTTTTACTATCTGGAGAACCTCATGCCGATCACTGAGCAGCAGTTGCTGCAGATCCTCCCGAACGCCGGCCGCCAAGCCGGCGTTTTTGTTCCTGCTCTAAATACCGCCATGAATCGCTACGGCATCGTGGGTACCGCCCGCGCCGCCGCATTCATTGCCCAGATCGGGCACGAGTCCGGGCAGCTGCGCTATGTGCGCGAGATCTGGGGCCCGACTGCTCAGCAGGCCGGTTACGAAGGGCGCGCCGATCTGGGCAACACAGTGAAGGGCGACGGCTCCAAGTACCGTGGCCGAGGCCTGATTCAGATCACCGGCCGGGCCAACCATGCCGCGTGCGGCGAGGCCCTGGGCTTGGACCTGGTCAATCAACCTGAACTGCTGGAGCTGCCGCAGCACGCGGCGATGTCGGCGGCCTGGTTCTGGTCTACGAAAGGCCTGAACACACTGGCGGATCAGGGGGATTTCACGAAGATCACCCGCCGCATTAACGGCGGACTGAACGGCCTGGAAGATCGCTTGCAGTTGTGGGTTCGGGCGAAAAAGGTGCTGGCATGATGCCTATACAGAAGATGGCCGGCGCTCGGGTATGCCAGCTGTATTTCAAGGCGGTGTCTCCTTGAGCGCCCTCAGCTCCTGCAGCAGCCGCTGATTCTCCCGGATCAGGTGTTCGCTCTGGCTCTACATCATCATCAGGCCCATGATCTTTTTGCAGCTCTCCGAGTTTTCTAGGTTGGTGCGACTCACCTCGGCCTGTGCCTTCCGCAACTTCGCTTCTGCCGCAGCCATGCCGGTGGCTAGCAGGTCGTTCATCTGAACCAGTCCGGCGATGTTCGCGCGCGCCTTGCTCAAAAGCTGCTGAGTGGTCGTCAGCTCATCCTCGAGCAGCGCGCACTGGTGCTGGTACATTTCCAGAGGCGTGGGGCAGCCAAGCCACGCTGAGGTGTCTTCGTCGATGTTCAT